GTAAAGGTTGAAGGCAAAGAATCGAAGTACATTCCCTTGGCTTCAAAAACGGGCTTAACATCAAGGTTTTTAAATTTGCAGATTTTCACATCGTACAAATCGGAAGAAGTCAAGGTCACATACATGATGTTGGCTTTTGGGCTACCCTTAAACTTTACGATTAGGGTGTCTTGGTCAGCATAGCAGGTGGCCCCTGTCATTGCTAAGAATTTGCGTCCGCCAAGTGCTTTGAGGATTTCGGTTTGAATTGTCATAACTTTTGGTTTTGTGGTTGGTTTGTAGGTCAAAGATACGGCGGTTTTCCCTTTTGCGACCATTGTTGTCATTTTTTTTGTGAATCTTTTTTTTTGGCCCTACACCCGAAGCGGTATAAATTCCTAATTTTCGCCATAAATGCACCCGAAAGCGTATAAATTTGCGGTATGACCTACCACTCTACCCGACCGGCTAAAGCCCTCACCAACGCCTTGGAGCGGCTGATGATTGCGGTATCCCCCCAAGACCTGGAGCAGAACCACGCCCTCCTGTGCGAGTATCGCAGGGCTTGCGAGTTGTTGGGCTACGATCCCGCCAAGGCCCAATGGGCAGGGGTTCATGAGGTGTCCGCCTCCCAGTTGCCCGCCGATCAGGATCATACCGTCTGCTACTACCCATTACTTAACCCCGAAGAATAATGCGCCAAATCACCCACCTCGTTGTGCATTGCACGGCTACCCCGAAGAACACCACCATCGCATCCATCCGCAAACATTGGAAGGAGGGGCTTGGCTGGAAGGCGGTGGGGTACCACAAAATCATTGAGCCGAACGGGAACATCATGACCTTGGCTACGGATGACAAGGTGACCAACGGGGTTGCGGGTCACAACAGTACAAGCCTGCATGTGTCCTACATCGGGGGCAAGGACACGGATGACCGCTCCATCCAACAACGCCAAGCCATCGCAGGGGTACTGCTTTCTTGGTTGCAGAAGTACCCCAAGGCCCGCATTTGTGGCCATCGGGACTTCCCAGGAGTAGCCAAGGAATGCCCGCAGTTTAACGCTGAAAAAGAATACGGTTACCTGTACTTGACCGCCAACGATACGCAGGAGGGATAGTAAAGTAAATTTAAAACAAAATGGGAAACTCAGATGAAGTAATTCATACGCTTATTGCTTTTTGTGTTTTTTGTGGACTTGCTTGTTGGGGTCTTTGGGAAATTATTGATTGGCTTTGGATTGACGATGCTATTCGTAGTACCAAACCAATAATTCCTGAAATAGAGTTGGTTGTAAAAAACAATACTATTGACACAGTATATGTGTATCGTCAGCCTTAATGAACGAGAAACCCGTCATTAACGGGGGTTTGCAGGGATAATGCAGCGTAAGTCGTGCAGAGTAATCCTTTGCGGAAGGTAGCGGAATCCGCTACTTATGGGAAATATTCTCTTTTTTGCGGGTGATACTGGAGAATTGATTCCCCGAATGTCCAGTTTATTTTGAAAAAAACGGGACAGTTGTACGAAGGAATCGTACATCAAAAAGGCCGTTTTCTATACATGACCGCTTCGTCATGCGTAGTTTTTGGGATTTTCTTTACATGATTAGTACAACCTATCCGCAGGCGTGAAGGTAGCGTGCAGTTGCAACTCTGGGCCTTTGTTGTCCTTGCTTGCGTTCCTGCTGGTTTCAAGTTTCATCCAATAGCCTCCCAAAGGCTTCGGGCCTCGTCCTCGCTCAGTATGAAAGCCCATGTAGCCTCCGTCCCATTCCTCCTTGTAAGTCGCCGTCCTAAGTTGGTGAATAGGTTTCTGAAGGAGCGTCTTCGTGGAGCGGTCATAGCGGTGGATGATGTTTTGGTGGTAGTAGAGTTCGTGGACATGGCCCATCCAAGTGAGGTCGTAGCCTTCGGTGGATGCGAGCAATCGCTGATCGTGAATTACTCCGCGGCTGACGGGGCCTCCCCCACCTGCCCCATGAAAATAATGCACCACGAAGTTGATCCCCCGAAGGTTGTCGTGTTGTACTCGGATGTCAATCGTGCCTCCGTAGCCACCGACTTCAACTGCTGACCCCGTGGCATAGTTGAGGGTGCTGGCAAAGCGTTGCAGGATGTCGGTTTCTTGGTGGTGAATGATGGAGGTTTCGTGGTTCCCGTAGCCAACCAGCAGCAGGTTCTTTGCGTAGGGTGCAAACCATTCCACCGCCGTGTTGACGATGGAATCCAAGTAGCGGGCGTTGTTGTGTTCTTCACGGATGTCTTCCTTGCTCCGTCTTGGGTCGCCCTTCCCCTGCATCAAACAAAAAAAGTCACCGTTTACGATGACTCCTGCGTTGCGCCGTTGGGCTTCTTTTAGATGGTTGGTCAGCAACCCCCTATCGCAATGGGGGTTGTCCCAATGCAGGTCGGAAATTAACAAGAACTCCTGCCCCGATTGGCAGGTGATGTCGTGGATGTTGCGGGAATGCTTGGTGAGTGGTAGAATCATTGCATGGCTTTTAGTGTTGCGTTCTCGGATTCAAGGGAATGGATTGTACTTTCCAAACACTCAATCCGTTGACGCAAAACTACAAGTTCATTGCGTAATTCTGTTAACTCTTTGTTTTGTGCTTCGGCGGTTGCCTGCCACATAGCCAGCACGGCTTGCGCTTGCTTGACCTGGAGGGAATCCGCTTGGAAGCGTCCCCGTGTTAGCCAAGCAATAGCACCCCCGACGATTGCGGAGATGGACCCGATGATAGTGGTTTCAATCAAGTTCACGCCTTCGGTGCTTCGGGTTTAGCCTTTACTTTCTCCACGGCCATCCAACCAACTGACAACAAGGTAATTATCGCACCGATGATTTCGGTGAGCGTGGCGGTATCAATGACACCTTTGGCGACGAGTGTACCACCGATAAATGTTAGCAAGTGGCGAAGTAGTGCGATGATGGCTGATTGCATAAGGTTGGGTTTGTTAGGGTTGCGGCGAAATAGTCCCATGTTTGTAAATGTTATTTGGTTTGCGGTGTTGCAAATTCTTTGTAGTCAGCCTCGTATTGAGCATCCCAACCGAGGAACGAATGCACTCCGCAAGGCGTGGGCCAAACTTGATGGCGCACCCAATCGGTAGGTTCTGCGCCTTCCCATAGGATGTCCACGCAGTAAGCCTTGGGGTTGTCGGCGTTGACTCGGCCCAATTCAACACAGGTATTTGGCGAGGCTTCTGCATCGTGGATGGTGCGGAAGTCAGCGTAAACGGCAAACTCGTATTTTCGGAAGGTAGCCATTGTTAAAGGCTTGTGAGGGCTGCGAGTTCAGCGTTGCTTAGGCGGGTGGTATAGAGAGCAGCGTCAAGGATGCGGTCGTTCATGACCGATGAACCTGTCAAAGAATCAACGCTTCCCAAAATTACCGCATTACACGCAGGAACCAATGCTGACGCACTCGTTCCAATTTGCACGCCATTGACATAAAAGGCGTAATCATTAAGGGCGTATCCTATGGCGAATTTAATGATTCCTGGAGATAAAGATGAACTGTTAATGGCTACTTGACCCAATCCTCCAACGGTCGCTAATAATCTAATCACATTGGTTCCGAAGAATAGCGTTGTAATTCTATTGCTTTGCGTTCCATTACTAATAGATATAAGCCTTGAATTTACAGTAAAGTTCCTCGCATCAACCTCCGCATAAATCGTCCCCTGCGTCTGCCCTATACTCCCGCTCACCGCTCCGCTGACCAAAACCACATCTGCGTTGCGGGTGACTGCTGCGGTGGTGGTGGGGATGTAGGATGTGGCGACGGAGCCTGTTTCTACTTGTGCGCCCCAGCCAAGAAGATAATCCGTGACCGTGCCTGAAAATGATGGAGAACGAGTGTCTCCACTTGCGGCTATTAAAGCTGCAGCAACTCCAACTCCTGTTCCAGCCGATGTGCAGGTCGCTGAATAACTGCAACGATACCAACCATTCCCATAATTTTCAATTCGTGCGGCTCTATTTGTGTCTGCGGTTGTTCCGCTTACAACGGAAACCAATCCATTAATTAAATCAAAATTTGCGTAGCCTGACTGGGAAAATCGTGCGGCTGGATTATGAAATTGCACTTGTATTCCAACGCCAATACCAGCCTTAAAGAAAGCCGATTGAGTGTAAACATTGCCGCTTACATAAGTAACGGCAGTTGTTAAGTTTGAAGTCCTTACATGATTTGTATTTCCGCTTGTTGGATAAATCTCGTTGGCCGTGGTCGTTCCGTCAGGCGCAAGCGATATGGCTGAATTTGTGACAACCGTTGTTCCGCTTGCAGTCCCAGCGCCCCAATTACTCGTCCAATCAGAAGAATGAAAAGCCAAATTCTGCGCACTCGGCTCCACCAAAAGCGCAGGACACCCAACCGTTCCATCGCTTGCGAAATAGTCCAACCTCGGAATCCCCGAAGCCACCGACTCAATAAATCCGCTGGCATTGACACGGGTTGCAGTAGTCGCACGGGTAACCGTGAAATCACCCGCTCCGCTGGTTGGGATTTGCGAGTAAAGTTTACCCGACTTGAAGCGGGCGGGAACTATCAGTAGCGAAGGTGTCGGCATTCTTAGAAGTTGTAAATCGTAGCAAAGCGACCGAAGAGGCATCCGCTGACGGCGGCCTCTGCCGTGGTTGCTCCGTCCGCATCAGCACGGGTGTTAAAGGCAGCCCATGCCGCAGCCGAAAGGAACGAACCTTGGAACGGGTTGATCGGATAGCCGTAGCCGTACCCTAAAAACATCGCTTAGAGGAAGGTGTAACCGATTACCGAACCAACGCTTGGAGTGACGGCCGTAATCTTGCCGCCGTTGCGACCGCTGATGACGATGCCAGCGGAAACGGACTTGCCGCTCATTGCGTAGGCGGTCAGCAGGTTTTCGCCTCCTGTACCCGTCAAGGTCGTAAAAGTTGCGGCGGTGTTCACCACGATAAAGTCAAAGTTCTCGCCCGTGACGGCTGCGTCCACGAATTCCATCGTGCCGCCTTGGCCGAGCATTTGTTGTAAAATAGGTGTAGGCATAATTCTGCTTTAGGGTAAATGTATCTTATGAAGGAATTTCACAAATGTTGTGGCCGTATGGCAGTTGGAACGACATCGTAGCCACCCACCCCGCCGTGCGGTCATCACGGCTCTCCACAAACCTCGTAAGGCTGACGCTGGTACTTAGGGTCCACTCTTGCGTTGGGTCGTTTGTAAGGGATGAAATGAAGTCCTGGGCGATTTGCAGTTGGTCGCTCAAAACCTCGTCTTCGTTGTCTTGCCAACCCAGCGTCGGGCTTCCCGAAACCACTCCGCCCATCGTGGCAATGGATTCCACACGGTCAGAAAAATAGACACCAACCACCAAATTGAGAGTCCCGCTATCAGTAGTCGCTGACTGAACATCCGCAAACACGAGCGGATAGACGATTCGCTCACGGCTTGGGGTTCGTAGGTTGATGGTGTTGTCGGTCCCGATTGCAAGAGGATCCCCCGTCCCGAAGGAGTTTACCTGCGGGTGAGCATTTGCAAGCGCAAGGAGTGCTTGCTTTATTCGTATCCAAGACATAGGCTTGTAGTTTCAAAATGTTTTTAGAATGTGCGCCCATGTTCAGCAGTTGTTGCAGTAGGGGTCGTAACCGTAGGGCCAAGGGCGGTCAAGCCCAGCACCACGGCGGAGGGTGCGGGCATCCAATGCCATCCCCGTGTTGTAGTTCGTGCCGTTCGGATAAATAGTATCAAGGGCCGATGGCGGGGAGTTGAAGAGCGGGTAATTTGCCTTCTGCTCCATGAGGTAGCGGGTGATGCGCTCGGAATACCATTCCGCATCGTTCTTCACTTTGTCGGTGAGGCGGGTGATTTCGTCCATGGACATTTGGGAACTTTCCTCGCTGGTTCTGCGGACCATGCCCTTGTTCATGTACTTGAAGGCAAGCACCATGGGTAACTCGTAGTAGAGCCATTGCACCATGGCAGGTTGGATGTAGTCCTCCAATAGCGTCGTGTTGAGTGCAGTCGTTGTACCGCTCACCACTTGCGTCACCATTTCCGAGTACAGGGCAGATCCGACTATTGGTTGGATCCGCATTTCCTGCACCTTCACGATGGTAGGCCGAATCTGCGTAAAGGAAACATTCTCGTTTATTACGCTATTGTCCAGCAGGGTTTGTTCGCTGATAAAGAGTGCCTTCATGCTTTCGTGATTTTATTGCCTTTGCGGATGACGAGTTGCTGCTCCCATACATGGCGGCATTGGGGGCGGTTCACTCCGCTGGCCGTGTGATACCATCCACCACGGCGGTTCCAAACGCTATACCCCATGATGTTGGAGATGCCGTCAATATCGTCCCGTGTGTACACCTTGCCTTGGTCAGCGAGGTCCAGCATGACCTTGCAAAACTCACGGCTGGTCCGTTTGTCCTTGTTGCTGAAACCTGCGGCCCATGCGTATTTGTACCTCACTTCCAGCACGGGTTCGGCCACTTCCTTGATGTTTTTCGGCAAGCCCTGCTCGGCGATTTGGTCCACGGCACGGGCGATGGGGTAACGGTCTTTGGTAATCAAGTAGGCGACCCGCTTGGCGACTTTCGCCTTGCTGACCCCGAACTCCTTGGCCATTTCTTCCACGCTTGCGTCACGGTTCTTCTTGCGGTAGGCTTCAATTTTTTTATCCAGTTCCTTCTCCTCCTCGCCAAGTTCTGCGAAGGCTTGACGGACCTGGTCGTCCAAGTCGGTGTCAAACCGCATTGGCTTGGAGTGCATTACCACATAGTCGTCCGAACTACTCCCAAACTTGCTTGCGACCACCTCCAAGACCTTGAACTCTTCCTCCCCCCATCCGTAGTCCTCGGTATCTTCTTCGCCCCATTGGGGTTCGCTGAAGGCTTGCTCTTGCACGCCAAGCAGGGTGTTGACTTCTTCGGGGGTCAAGCCGAAACCAGCGGATAGCATCGTGCGGGCCATCTCCAAGGTAATTTTTTCCTGCGCATAATGGCGGACGATTCGCATGAGGTTTTGGTACTCACGGCCCGACAATTTCTTGATGTTATCGTTGCTCATGACGGCGGGGGTTTGTGGTTGCTCGTCGGGTTGGGGATTCGGACCGACCACATCGGCGGGTTGCTTTTCCAACGCAGGCAGTCCCGCCTTCTCCCGCAGTTCTTCGGGGGTCATGATTTGCAGCAGGGCTTGCTCGGATAGTCGCTCCGTAATCGGCTCCACGGGGATTAACTCCATCCCCTCCACCCCGTTGAACGAACCCAAATAGTTAATCATCCGCTCCACCTTCCTCACTCGGTCGTTCACATAAGTCGCTTTGAATAGTTCGTACGCCTCAACCAGTTCCTGCCGCCCTCCCAGTTGGCCTTCGGTCTTGACACCAAAGAGCATGGGGTTTACGACACGGTGCGAAATAAAGATTTCCGACTGGATAGCCTTGTTGAGAATCTCAAACTGCTTGTCCATGTCGCTCGGTGTGAGCGGCTCCAAGGTCGGGGCTTTTGACACATCGTCGTTGAAGGTGACAACAAAGCGGCCTGCATTGTCGGTCCCGCTGAACTTGCGCTTGATTTGCCGTTCAATGTCGCCCTGTTCTTCGGGTGTCGGGATGCCGTTGTTGAAGTTGATTAAATACCCACCCCAAAAGTTATTCCGCAGGTTGTTGTTGTGGAAGTTCGCAACCTGCACATCGGCCTCAATCCAAGCCAACCCTCCCATGTATTCGGGGAGCGGATAGGACTTAACGCCAGCGGCGTAGACCCGATAGTAGAACAGTTGCTTGCCGATGCGGTTGTCTGCATCAAAGGCGGGGATTTTCTCTACATCCCCGATTTTGGGGTATAGTTGGACCATCGCATCGTCGTACCAATCGGCCACTTGGAACATCCGCTCGTCCTTGTCCACTCGGATTTTTTCAAAGGGAATGTGTTCCATCTTCGCAATGGTTCCCATCTTGTTCCATGTGACTGCAACCGCAAACCCGTTAAATAGTTCAAGGTCCAAGACCAACTTTTCGGTGATGTCATTAAGGTCGTCGTGTTCGGACAAGCCGTCAAAGAACTTGGCGTAGCGGGCCTGCTGCTCCACGGTCATCTTCTCACCTGGTTGCCATCCACCGCCCACGATGTAGTTCACTTTGCCATTCACGATGGCGTTGTGTTTGCTGCTCCTGCGGTAGTTGTCCAGCAGATAGTAGGGGTACTCGTTGAACGCCCCGTAGGTGATGTACTTGCCCGCCTTATTTTCAAGCATCACGGGGACTTTGTGTTCAATCCCAAGCCATTGGGTGAACGATTGCTTTATG